AAATCAGGATTGGAAGAAGTAGTTTATACTTATTTAACTAAACATAAGTGTACCTTCAAATATGAAGGTCTAAAAGTTACTTATTTCCAACCTGAAATTAAGAAGACTTATAAACCTGATTTTCCAATTAGGGGTTCATTTATCATAGAAACTAAAGGTGCTTTTAATAGTGCCGATAGAAAAAAGATGAAGTTGGTTAAAAGCCAAAATCCTAAATTGGATATTAGGTTTATCTTTTCAAATTCAAAAACAAAAATTGGTAAGAAAAGTAAAACGACTTATGCCAAGTGGTGTGAGTTAAACAACTTTCCTTATCATTGCATTTATTCAACTAAAGAAGTTTTTCCAACTGAATGGTTGAAAGAAATTCAACAAGTACAAGCAGGAAATTAAAATGGCAAGACAAGAAACAAAATACATAGTTATACATTGTTCAGCTACACCACCATCTATGAACATAGGTGCTAAAGAAATAGACAGATGGCATAGAGAAAGAGGTTGGTTGAAAATTGGATATGGTAAAGTTATCAAAAGAGATGGAACTGTAGAACAAGGTAGAGAAGACAATGCAGTTCAGGCTCATGTCAAAGGTTATAATCATACTGCCTATGGATTATGTCTAGTAGGTGGAAGTAATGAATATGACATTAAACAAAGTGAAGATAATTTTACTGCCGAGCAATGGGAGAGTTTAAAGAAAACTCTAGAAGAACTTTTAGTTAAATATCCTGATGCAAGAATAGTTGGACATTATGAACTTGATGAAAGTAAAACATGTCCTGCATTTAGTGTCAGAGAATATTTATTACATGAAGATGTAAAAGGTTATAAATTTCAAGATGGTCTTACAGACGAAGCTGACTTGGCAGAGTTAGAACTAATGCCTGAAGATATTCCTGAAATAGATGACGAGTAATTTTCTTTATCATAGTCCTTGTGAGAACTGTGGTAGCCGAGACAATTGTGCGGTTTATGATGACCATACATATTGTTTCGGTTGCCATACCTATGAAAAAAATAATGGTGAATTACCAAAAATAGAAAAGCAAAAAATAATATCAGATATGATTGAAGGAATAGTAGAAGCGTTACCTAGTAGAAAAATAGATAGTGAAACATGTAAGAAGTTTAATTATCAGACAGGTTCATACAAAGGTGAGCCAGTACACATAGCAAACTTTTATGACAAAAATTATAATAGAGTTGCACAGAAGTTAAGATTTAAAGATAAAAGATTTATATGGTTAGGTGATACAGATAAGATTACTTTATTTGGACAGAACCTATGGCGTGATGGTGGCAAGATGGTCATTATTACAGAAGGTGAGATTGATGCTCTTTCAGTATCTAAAGTTCAGAACAATAAGTTTCCAGTAGTATCAGTACCATCAGGTGCAACATCAGCAAAAAAATTTATTAAAAAAGAATTAGAATGGTTATCCAAGTTTGAAAAAATCGTTTTAATGTTTGATGAAGACGAAGCAGGTAAGAGTGCTTCTATAGAATGTGCAAATATTCTACCTATTAAAAAGGTAAGGATTGCTACTCTACCTGCTAAAGACCCAAATGAATTATTACAAAAAGGTGAAGCAAGTAAGATTATTGATGCTATGTGGGAAGCTAAAACCTACACACCACAGGGTATTATTGAAGGTTCTGAAACAAAAGAACTATTATTAAAAGACGATTTTGTTGAGAGTATTCCATACCAATGGAATGGCTTAAATGTGAAACTTGGTGGTATCAGACGAGGTGAGTTAGTATTACTTACAGCAGGTTCAGGTACAGGTAAGTCTCAAGTATGTAGAGAAATTGCTTATCACTTAATTAATAAAAAAGAAAAAGTTGGATACATAGCTTTAGAAGAAAGCGTTAAGAGAAGTGTAAGAGGAATTGTTTCAGTAGGTTTAAATAAATTAATTCACATACCAGAAGTAAAACAAAAAGTTACTGATGATGAATTGGTAGAAGAATGGAATAAGATTAAAGATTACATTTGTTTCTATGACCACTTTGGTAGTTCGGATACCGAAGATTTAATGAACAGAATTAGATACATGGTTCAATCATTAGATTGTAAGACAATCATACTTGACCATATCTCAATAGTTATTTCAGGTTTAGCTGATGGAGACGAGAGAAGATTAATTGATAACACAATGACACAATTAAGAAAACTTGTCGAAGAAGTTAAATGTGCAATGTTTGTAGTGTCTCACTTAAAACGACCTGAAGGTAAAACTGGACATGAAGAAGGTGTTCAGACTTCGCTATCTCATTTGAGAGGTAGCCATTCATTAGCACAATTATCAGATGCAGTAATTGGTTTTGAAAGAAATCAACAAGATGAAATTCAAAGTAATGTTATGACTGCAAGAGTTTTAAAGAATAGATTTTCTGGTGATACAGGAATTGCTTGTACTTTATTATACAATAAAGAAACAGGTAGATTAACTGAAGGAACTTTTGATGAATGAGAAACTTCTGACGAAGTTCATTCTTTCATTCCTTATAGAAAAAGAAGACTACCTAAAACTTTCACAAGAACAACAAACAATAGTTTTTGAAACTTGTAAAACTATTATGACTGCAATTTATAACGCAATCAAATATGAAAATGTTTATCCAGTTATAATGTGTGGTGATGTAGAAGCACATCAAGTAATTTCAAAATCTATTAATTCAGTATCTCAAATACTTCCAAGTGTTGAGAAAATATCAATCCACTTAATACATTAATTATGACATTCAGACCTAAATGCGACTTCTGTCAAAAGAAGTCAGACATCTTTGTAACTAATAACGACAAGACCAAAGATTATTTCTGTGGCGGTTGTTATGTCAGAAAAAAATTAAATTATGCAAATCGTAGTAGACCTAGAAACAAATGGGTTTCTAGACAAAGATAACTTAGTTATTCATTGTATTGTTTGTAAGGATATAAATACCAATAAGGTATACAGTTATAATCCTAATAACCTTAATGATGCACTAGAGTTACTAAACAAAGCATCAATGATTATTGGTCACAATCTAATAGACTTTGATGTTCCAGTTTTAAAGAAGGTTTTAAATTATGAATATAAGGGTCGTATATTTGATACCTTATTAATGAGTAGGCTTATATGGACTAACTTATTAGACCATGATTATAAGCATAAAGAATTACCTGCTAAATTATATGGCAGACACTCATTAGAAGCATGGGGTTATAGATTAGGTTTAAGAAAAGGTGATTATCAAGAACACTCAGACTTTACTGAATTTAATCAAGATATGTTGGAGTACTGTCAAAGAGATGTTGAAGTAACTCATTTATTATTAAATAAAATACATAAAGAAAACTACGCATCTACAGCAATAGAACTAGAACATAACTTCGCTAAATGGATAACACTTCAGCAACAACATGGAGTTCATTTTGATGAGACGACTGCTCAGTCGCTTCATACTATCCTAACCAAGAGGAAGCTAGAGTTGGAAGAACAACTTGCTCTAGCTTTTCCTTCTTGGGAAAAGTTTTGTGGTAACAAAGTTTATAAAAGAGATAATCAAAAACGAGGTATCAAAGCAGGTGTACCAGTTCCTATTTATAAAACTGAAATATTCAATGCAAATTCAAGAGACCACATTGCAGATAGATTAATTAATGTTCTTGGTTGGAAGCCTAAAGATTTTACTCAAACAGGTAAACCAGAAGTTAATGAAAAAGTTTTGAGTTCACTACCTTATCCTGAAGCTAAACTTATTTCTGAACATTTAATGATACAGAAAAGATTAGGTCAGTTGAGTGATGGTGAACAAGCATATTTAAAATTAAACAAACGAGGAAAAATTTATGGAAAAGTTATTACAAATGGTGCGGTCACAGGCAGATGTACTCATCACTCACCAAATCTGGCACAATGCGTGGCTAGTGGTTCGGAGTATGGTAAAGAATTTCGTTCCTTATTTAATTGTCCTACCGATATGGTTATGTGTGGTCTTGATTTTTCTGGTTTGGAGTTGCGTGTGTTGGGGCATTACTTGCATAATTATGACAATGGGAATTTTTCAAAAACACTTTTGGAAGATGATATTCATACCGCCAATCAAAAGGCTACAGGACTTGCCACACGTGCTAAAGCTAAAACTTTTATATATGCTTTCATTTATGGTTGCGGAGATAAGAAGCTCAGCGAAATACTTGGTGTCACTAACCAAGAAGCCAAAAGAGTAAGAGAAAGATTTACAAAGAACTTACCTGCACTAGCAATCTTAATAGATGCAGTAAAACAAAAATTTAGAAACTATGGTTATCTAAAAGGTTTAGATGGTCGTAAACTTTTATGTAGAGCAGAGTACAGTTCTTTAAATACATTAATCCAATCCGCAGGTGCTTTATTAGTAAAACAAGGAACAATAATTATGAATGAAGAATTAAATAAAGCAGGTTTTAAATTTGGAGAAGACTATGCAATGGTTTTACATATCCATGATGAAATGCAGTTCATAGTAAAGAAAGAGAAGTTAGAGTTATTTAAGGAAATAGCTAAATCAATTTTTAAGAAGACCCAAGACTTCTTTAATTTCAGAACAGAGTTAGATGGTGAAATTAAAGTTGGCACTAATTGGAGTGACACACACTAAAGCTAAACCTGACTTTGACTTAGATTTAAAATTCGGTCAACAACATGAAAACGAACTTCAAAAAGCTATAGAAGGTAAGATTGAATGTAAGACAGATAGAATATGTCAGAAGACAGGTAATGTATTTATAGAGATAGAAAGTAGAGGTAAACCATCAGGTATCTACACTACTAAATCACCATTCTATGCCATTTGTTTATGGGTAGAAAAAAGAAAAGATAATGTTTGGGTTTTAATACCAGTCAAAATTCTAAAGAAATTAATGAAGTCTTACCCCATCAAAGCAGGTGGAGATAATTGGACTTCTAAAGGTCACATCATTCCAAAAGAAGATTTACTCAATTTAACAATATGAAGAAGAAAAAGTTATTTCTTCCTGAAATTCAGGAGAGTGACTTTCCATACAAATTTTATATGTGTTGGTGGAGTGACATTGTTTCAGACAGTTCATGGTCACCACTTCCACAAATAAAAAAATCCAAGACCGCAGTTTGTATAACTATGGGTTGGTTAATTTCTACAACAAATAAAAAATATGTTTTCATTGGAGACTTAAATTTCAATGAAGATGGAACTGTCAATGAGGGTGGTAACTCAACAATCATACCAAAATCAAATGTACTGAAACTGAAGGAAATAAAATTATGACAGAACTAACAGATGCTCATTTTCATTTACATAGTGAAAATAAAGCAAAGAAACATGAGAAGAAGAAAATGTCTAATATGAATGACTTCTTTGATAATCACAACAAAGTGATGAT